TGTATTCTTTAGATAAATTTTCTATTTGAGTTTTTAAATTCGTTTTAGTTAATTCTAACTTTGGTAAATCTAAATTAGAATCTATAGGAGTTAATTCTCTGCTTAATCCAACAATTTTATCATTCAAATCAGTTACTTCTATATTTTTATTGTTTAGTAATGTTTCTAATGATTTTAATTGTGATTTTTTTTCAATTAATTCGTTACCTTTTTCGGCAAGTTCGGTTGTAAAATCCGTTTTCTTAAAGTTTTTAATCAATACTGAAACTTCTCTAATATCTTCGGTTGCGGTATCATACAATTTATCAAAAATAGTTAACCCCATAAATTGGGCAAGAAGGTCTTTCCTTTCTGATTGTGATTTGTCAATAAATAGTGCGTTATTACCTTGTAGTGATAGTGCAGTTAGTACAAAATCTTCATATTTTCCAACATATTGTTCAATAATTTGATTTGTATCTCTTCTTTCGGTTCCATTTAATGAGGTTTTAGTATCACCATCTTGTCTCCAAAATTGAACATCTACTTTTACATTTTTACCTTTGTTAATTGTTTTAGCAGTTCTCTGAATACCATAATCTACACCATCTATTTGAAAATATAATGTACAATCAAATTCCGTTTTACGATTATTTAAAATATTGGATGCTTTATATGCTCTACTACTTTTATCATATAAACAGAATGATACTGCATCAAATAAAGAAGATTTACCTGCTGCATTGGGAGCAAATAATCCAACTAATCCGTTTAATTTTGTAAAATCAATTTTATTCTTTTCACCATAACTAAACATATTTGAAAATTCAAAACGAATTGGTTTCCACTGTATATTACGTTGGATATCATCTTGAACTATTCTACTATTTATATCTCTATTAATCAGTTCTAGCCCTTTCAAATCTTCAGGAACTACAAATGGCATCATTCTTTCAATATACTCATTTATAAGTGAGTTTTGATAATTGATATCCGAAATATCTTCAAAGTCTAATTTGTTTAATCTATCACCTGTTTTAGATTTAGAAAGAGAATCGGTTCTGATAATTGTGAAATCTTCAATACCATATCTCATCTTAATTTCAGCCATTACTCTTTTAGTATCGGCAGAATCGGTATTAGATAAACGAACTCTTAAACGAGGTTTTTTTGGCATATCCGTTACAATAGGAACTTTACCATTATCAACATCCATAGTATAATATCCATAATCATTTTGAATATCAACTTCTTCGTATTTCATACTATCTAAATCCCAAACAAGGAATCCGTGCTTATCCAGCGTTTCACCGAAGTTTTGTTGAATCAATGAACCCGCATAAACTATCTTACATCCACTTGGTGAAATCATAGTTTGTCTTTTATGAATATCACCTAATAGAGCTAAATCGTATCCATCAAACATTTCGGTTGTGAAATGACGAGATGAAACTGTATATCCAATATCCGTTTGAGAGTTATCCACTGGTCCGTGAAATAGAGCAATCTTTTTATTAGAAGATAATGTATTTCCTTTTGGCCAATTTTCTTTTCTATCAAAAATACTAAATACTCCAAAATCTATCCCACCAATTGCATACACTTGAGTATCTTTGAGATATGTAAAGTTTGGTAAGTTTAGTGCCTCTACAATTGGAGTAAGAACATCTAATCTGTCAGAGTTATTCATATTACAATCGTGATTACCTGTAATAAGAATTGTTTCACAATGTTTAGAACATTCCGTAAATAACCAACTAATCTCTCTAACCAATTCAGGAGATAATTCTAATTTAGCATGAGCAATATCTCCTGCCAAATAAATTATTGAATCTTCCGTACCTCTTTTACGAATCTCTTCAAACATCTTTTCAAACACTTGCCGATACTCATTGTGTCTTTTCACATTACGGATGTGTATATCTGCAATATGATAAATCTTTTTTAATCTACTCATAAACTATTTATTTTATTTAATAGTAATTCTTCCGAAGTAAATTCTTTAGTTTTATTTAGTTCTTCGTAGAATTTTTCATACCCCATATCTGCGGCATCTTTATCTTTCAAATACATCATTTTAACTTGAATCCCATTTTTTCTAAAGTATTCTGCAGCTTTTAATGCGTCAGTCATTGCATCGTTATCTAATGATATAATAATGTTGCTTACTCCACTCATAAAGATTTTTTCAACTAATGTTTTTGATGGAAACTTACCTAAAAGTGGAATTGCATTTCTTTTAATTGTAATTGCATCAAATACACCTTCACATAATATAATTGGCTCATTCCAATTTATCTGTGATTCTAAACAAATTATATTTTTACTAATTGGTGGGTTTTTATATTTCATCTTCTCATCTGGATAATAAGAACGAGAAACAAAATAGTTTAGTGAACCTTCTAAACTATAAGATGGTATAATTATTCTTCTACTATACAATCCATCTTTACAATAGCCAATATTGTACTTAACAATTTCCTTCATACCAATTCCTCTTTGGGAAAGATAGAACATAGCATGTTTATATTCTGGATTGAATCCTTTTGGTTCTTCTGCTAATGAAATAAATTCTTTTGGGAGTTGTATAAATACTCGAGTTTCGGCATCTTCTTGTTGTGGTGTCCAATTACTATCTCCGTATATTTCTCTAATTATTGATATGGTTTTTCTATCCACATCCAATTTACGAAGTAAAGATGTTAGCTTTTTACCACCACTATTACAAGTCCAACAATGCCATTTTTGAGTTTCGGTATTTACTTGTAATTTGGGTTTATGGTGGTTACAAAAAGGACAATAAAAGGCCAGTTCATTACCTTTCAAATAATTGTATGTACCCAACACATTTGATAGTGTGGTTGTAACGAGATTTTTATCAGTTTGATTCAACACAAATCAAAGATAGTATAAATATTTTATATTTCCAAGTCTTTTAAAACCAATCTTCTGGAATGATTTTATCTGCGTATTTGTACCCATTTTTTACACACCAATCTGCGTATGTAGTTTTAGAGTTTTTTGTGATTTTGTTGTTAGAGTTAGAAAATACAAATCTTATATCCAAATGTGGATTTTGAGCCTTAACTAATAGATGTTTTTTCCTATCTGCTGCAACAAATCTACCTTTAGTTTCTACAAAAATACCGTTAGGTAATTTAAAATCAGGATTGTAGGTATGGTTTGAAGCGGGTACGATATAAGGAATCTTTTCGGATTCATATTTAACATCAATACCCTTTCCTTTAATTTGACTTGAAATAGTTTCTTCAAGACCAGATTTGAATCCGTGCTTTCTGCCAACCCAACTTTTAGACTTTTTTATAACTTTTTTAGCCATTAAAAATTATCGTTTTACTGAATCCGAATACTTTGCAAAGTTCTTTTCACCACCTCTGCCTGATTTAAATTTTGCAGCAGTTAACACTTGCTCATCTGCTTTTTTCAAATCATTTGTACTATATGGAGTATTCGCAGCCTTTCCAGCTTCAAATGAAATTTTGTCAACACCTAATGCTGATTGTTGGGTTTTGTATAATTCTTCTAATGTTGCCATTTGTTTTGTGTTTTAAGTATAAATATAAGATTATGTATCAAATCGTATAATAAAATTAACTGGAATATCTTTTTCTGATTTAATTGGTTGAGGAAGTTTAGCTACAGCAACTAAATCACAATTATCATCGTATAAACCAATTGTTGTAATGAATGGTGTTAAGAAAGAACCAGTTGAATCAATAGAACTACTTAAATCGTAGTGTTCAAATCCTGCAAAGTGAGTAGAAGAACTTACAGATGATGTATAACGATAATCTAAAGTATTTCCATTTTCTAATATAGATTTTTTACGAATATATTTAACAGGTTGTTTAGAGTAAACTCTGTGTGTATTTCCGGAAGAATCTACAAATGATGTATACTCACCACCTTCTGTTACAACTGCGGATGGGTTTTGTGAAACATTAAATTCATCCTCATTAACAATCAAAAGATATTCATGCTCATAGATTGTTTTAGTAGATTTAAAATTTAAATCCCAATCTGCATTTAAAAGTGATGCTGCATTTCTTGTTAACACTATTATTCCTTGTGTGTAGAATACGTTACCTATTTTTATATTCTGTGATTCTTCTGGTATAAACGGTAAATCATCAACTACCATAATACCGGTTTGAATATTAAAATTTATTATTGTTAAAGAATGTGAAATAGAATTATATATTATGTTAAACGTACCATTATTTATATCAAAAGAACCAGTTTCTCCTTGAATTGAAGCGGAATATGTATTAAGTGCTGAATCTGTAAAGTTTATAATACTATTTTCTACATCAATTTGACCGAAAGTAATAATATCACCACTTTGTCCTCCAATTAAATTTCCATGTGTATCATCTATATAAGAGGTAGATGTTCCATCGTTATCAATTAATATAACCGAGCCTTTTTTTATACCTTCTCCAACATATATTTGTGGAATAGAAATTACCTTTGCACTTCCACTTAAAAATCTATCACGAGTAGATGGTTCATCATTATAATCTGATGATTTATCACCGAATCTTAAAAATGGATTGTCTTCATTACCATTGTAAAATTGAGCTCTTAATTGCCCGTATATAGAATTTTGTGGATATAATCCAGATAATACCGATGAAGTTTCATTTGCTTCTAATAAATCTATTTCATTAGAAGTTTCATCAAAACTCCATTCCTTATACGCCTTAAATGGCCTTATACTAATATCAGATTTTGGTATTCTTTTTAACATATCACATATAAATATAAAGAAATAAAAAACCCCCACCATTTCTGACGGGGGTGTCCTTCGGTAGCATCCGTAAGGAATATGTTATTAGAAATCTAATTTTACTTTTATAGCCACTTCTTTATCAAATGATTTAGCAATTGGTTTAGAAGTTTTTGCTACTGCCAATAATTCGTTTGCATCATTATACAAACCAACGGTTGTAATATATACATGCGGGTCTCTTTCGAACAACGGTTGTACAAACGCACCTACTGAACCAGTTACGAATGTTGGGTTGTTAGAGAAGTTAAATTCTCTATTGTTTGCTCTTACAAAATAATGAGAAGTAGAAACATTTTCAGTTCTACGAGCTTGGAAATCACCACCTCTTTTTAGTGCATCGTACAATTTCAATGAACCAGATACCGAACCTGATTGATGATATTTTAATGTAGTTGAACCAGCAGCTGCTGATAATTCACCACCAACAGATGCGGAAAGTGCGGTTGGGTTTAATAATATAATACCCATATCAGGATAGAATAAACCGTATCCTTGTTTTGTATATGTATCGGATACTTGTGCTACTGATGCAGTTAAAGATGTTCCAATGTTCAATGCACCACTAACCATATTATAAACTCTACCAGCAGTTGTTACATTTTCACCAGTTCCACCTGAATCATCAATTAATGAAATATATCCAGCTGAACCTGATAGTGCAATTTGTATATTTCCTGGGTCTAATTTTTCTTTATATCTAGCTCTATTAATGTTAAGTACATAGAATGATGATAAATCATGTCCTCCTGCAGTTGAACCAGTGTAAACACTAAAATATGCATCAGCTGCATCCAATAATACATTTTTAAATTGGTTGTAAACGGCAGTAGTTTGTAAATTGGAATCATCATCTTGTGATAATGTAGGTGCTCCGTTTCCGTTTACATCTCCATACGCAATTGAAAATTGAACTTCTGCCGAAGAAGATGTTGCGTTTTCATTATACACATCCAAATAATACTTACCACTTACAGAGTTCAATTGTGTTGATGATGTGAAAAAATTAGCCAATGAACCTTCATCACCACTCCATATTCCAGAAGTTACAATTTCTGTTCT